TCATAATAGTGGGTTTACATACAACTCCTTTCTGGTGATCCCGAGCGCTTTAGCGATCTTATCAAGCGTTCCGGGGTCACCTCTCATTTTGTGCCGTTCGATTTCTCCCAGTGTCGATTTAGGTACATCGGCAAGTACAGCCAAATCTTTTTGATATTTAATGCCTCGTAATTTTCTATATTCTTTGATGTAGTTACGCTCCAACAGTACCCTCCTCATTAGGAGCCGGATAACTACTATACTACAACAAAATATGATTAGCTTCGACACTTCGTAATTTGTTGAAATTTTCGGGCATAAAAATATAATTCATTCTTGGCTCGTTGTAAAATTCCTCCTTATTTTTACTATTATTGTAATTATTTTTAATTAGTTACTTATTATTACATTATTCACCATATTTTTACTACAAGTAAGTGATCTTACTTGTAGATTGACTTGTAGACGGCTTGTAGATGACTTGTAGATTATAATCTACAAGTAAATGCCCTTACACCCAGTAACTGCCTGCCAAAACTGTAATTGAATAATAGAGAGTGAGCGCAAGCCAGTCGCGCATGGAAATTGGACAAGTTATTTAGTTGTTAGCCATTGAGCAATATAGGTCACCCCCGACATGGCTGCACTCCATTTTAGTATCCGTCCAAAACTATCCGGCACAATAAAAACAAATAGTAGATAAATAACAAGCGTCACAAATATTTCAAGGAAAACCGTTCCTCCACCACTTAAAAATTGTTTTATGGTTTCCATATTATTTGCCAATACCAAAAACGGCAAGAATAGCTACCAAAGCGGACAACACAACAGATGCCAAAGACACTACACTACCAGTCATCCCCACCGCGTCAGCGAGTTCTGCATACCATCCCTTCTTGCTGGCTGTCAGTAACGCTTTTAGCAACGCCACCACCAAACCGGTTATACCTATTCCGATGCACATGAAAGCAGGCGTTCCCGGCTTGATAAACTGCCAAACAAATTCTGAGTAGGACATTTTTTTATCTCCTCCATTGCTTTAATTTGAAATTCAAGTTTGGAATTTACCTTTGGAGGTTTTTCGCTAACCACCAATATTGGTGGAAATCTCTCTGTATATTTAGTCCACCACTGCCCCACGTATCCGTCGATATTGAACCATTTTTCGTACTTTTCCACCTTATCGAATTTATTAAAACCCCTGTCGTACTCGATAAAAACAAACCTATGTTTATTGGTCACAGTATTGTAAATACCCATTAACCCGTCCGGCCGTAATGCCCCATAGTTAACTTCATAATGAAATGAATAGGCCTTTTCCCAGCTCCGTAAATTAGCTAATAGCCATACTCGCACCCAGTTTACACCAAGCCGGTGTTCAATCTGCCCAGGCTTTTTCTCTGCGTAATAAATATACGGTTCTCCTATGCTGTCTCGTGATTTTTTAACTTTCTTCAATTCTGCCAGCCGTTGCATTCGCTTTTGTGCCATTTTCATCGACGGAAAAAACATCTGAGCTAATTGGTATATGTCTAATACTCCCCATTCAGCCAGAACCTCTTGTATAAGCCTATCGCGGTAGTAGCCTTTTTGGCGATTGTTCATTTTTCCATATCAACCCCTGCTTGCCGGAAAGTAAAGCCCTGGCATCCGATACCGGCAGATACGGCACTTGAACCTCTAACTGTCGTTCCCACTGATAAATTGCCCTGCCCTTAACCTCTGCTAACATAGCCGCAGCATCATTGTCTAAGAGCATTCGGGAGTTTACCGCGTCGCGCATACGGAATACCAGACTAGCATTTATTAGTGCGCGTGATGAAGTCCACCCTGGCCACATATCGCTTGAAGGCCGTTGCGTGCTAAGTATTGCCGCGAATCCTGCCGCCCGGCCCAGCCTTAATGCCCGGTTAATTAGCGTTTGGCAGACTTCGTCTTGCATTTCTGCTAGTTCGTCGATCACCAATAGCATAAAGGGCATGTGGCCTACATACTCCTGGATTTTTACACATCCGGCTTTTTCGAGAACATCAAGCCGCTTATCAATTTCCTTATTTATAGCTGTTAGCACATCTCTCGCCTGTGGAATGTCGGTTACAACCAAAGCATGCTTCTTCAAGTATGTAAACTCCAGGCGCTTCATATCGACGATTACGGCATAGATTTCACGGGTCAGTAATAGATTGCAGACCAATACATGAATTGAGTTTGATTTACCCCACCCCGGCATTCCCGCCACCATCAAAAACGGGCTGTCTGCCAAATCACGGATTACTGGGCCTGTGGCCGATTGACCGAAATAAGCTGGCAAATAGGCCCCTTTTAAATCCGTCATTTCAAATTTCAATACCGTGGGAATCGGCTCGCTGAGTACCGTTAACACAACGGCTTTCCCCCTTTTTTCAATTTCTACGCAGCCTGAAACGACATCCCCAAAGTAGTGCTTTTTGCTCTCCAAATCCCGGTAAGACACCCCGGGCGGCAGATGGAATACAAAATGGTGTTGGCTCTTATTCTTGTTGTGTGCTATCACGATAGGATGCGGCTCCTTTGGCCACAATGCTTCTAATGTATCCAAAACACCTGCCTGTATTTCATTTCCCTTTCTGTGCCGCCATGCCCGCTGAACTGCACTAACGACCGGGGTTAATATGCTGTCATCTTTTTTCATAAAAACCCCTCACATAAATTGGCTAAAATCCACGTTGTTACTGCTCACCGCAACCGCGCCTAATCTCGCGTCAATGAGCTTATTAATCAGGGCTTCAATATTGCCCGTGTCTAGTTCTGTTGCAAGTTTCTGCTTAACCCAACGAGAGAAATTAGGCAATCCCTGACTGTATCGAAATAACTCTGCATCATCATCCGTAAAATACACTAGCCTTGTTTTTGCCACATTCTCGCCCCCAGTGTGTGATAACCAATTGCGTTTGCATATATCGGATTGCTTACTTGCCTTACTTTATAGTGCTTGCTTAAATAAGGTTCCAACGCCCCTGCACCACCTCCGGTAAGTAAGACCGTCTCCCCGGAATATTTCACCCATAACTTACTGAGATCCGTGATAATTCGTCTACTAAACTGCTCTGCCTTATCATCCGCCTGTAATTCCATACAGCCATAATCTAACGTACCGGACTGTAAGTCGCGGTACTTTTTGTTTTCGTCAATTGTTACTGTGTTGATCGTACGGCTGCCCGCGTCGATCACCCTGCATTTACCGGGAGGAGACTCCGCAATGTAAGCCCCTGCCCCCTCAATAGTGATAATGATATCGGCTTCTGCAAGCCGGATATGTTTTTTCACTCCGTTGATTTCAATGTCATAAATCCCGGCAAGTAACCGCCGCAACTCAGCTTTCGTTTCCGGCGTATGCTGGTCAACAGGCAGGCCCGTTACGAGTTGCACACGTTCCGTTTCAGCAAGCAGCGCAATGGCTGTCAGGGTAAGGATTTTGGTTTCTTCGTGGATTTTACTCTTAGTGGTCATATCCCGAGCGTATCGACTCTCATGCTGGGCAAGCTCTCCGACGAAATACCGTTGGCCGTTGATGCTGACCTCGTAATTACCTCCCTCTGTTATTTTTCGCTCTCGCCATTCGCCGACTACCGACGGATATGTCAGGCGGCGGCCATTAAATATGGCCTTAACGGCGTGGCGGCCACAATCTACAGATATAGCCATCTATATACCTCCCAATATAGTTACTGCTGCAGTATGTTGTTTGCTATATAGATATGCTGGATGTGTATAATTTGATGCCTGTATTGGTTAAAATAGAAATAAAAAAATCCCCCCCTTTAATCTGGAGGATCAATTAATTCTTCAATATGACATTGAAGTTTTCGCGAAATGTTCCATGCCCATTCTAAAGAAGGTTGAATTTCTTGTCTCTCCCACCTAGAATACTGATTTTTATTAACCCCCAAAAACATTGCAAACTCTGTCTGGTTCATCTCCCTCTTGTGTCGCCAAGACTTTAAATTATTTTTCAGCATAACATCATCCTTGCAGGAATATAGTAGTAATTAACAGTATTTCTATATAATGTAAATAATACCCTTTATTTAGGAAGGAGTTTTGGCATGGTAACCCGATATAAGCTTTTAGTATTTTCTCTATTATTTGCAATATTGTTTTCTCAGTATGGATATTGTTCTGGTAGATACTATCAACTGTATTCTAATTCTTATGGGACATTTTCTTTAGATACTTTTACTTTAGAAGTTAATAGTAATACTACTGGCATCTATTTTAATGCATGGATCATGATACAATACACCGAAGAAGGAAGATATCAGGTAATTGCGGATCGGCTAAAGTTAGGCCTTCCGGTTTTTGGGTATCAAAATCTTAAATCTTCTCTATGGAACTACACATTTGCAACAAACGGAACACGAAATTTTTTTAAAAATATGCAGTGTATAGAATATGATACTTACGATAATATTCTATGGAATTATACGTATCCATCTTCTAAACCGTTTCAAGAAGCAATTCCAGGTTCAACAGTAGAATCTGATATATACGGAATATCACTTTATTGCTCATCAAATGGAATTCAACCCAAATAAATGGTCAGTCATACGATGTTGTAAATATATTTAATGGAGGGGTTAACTGTGAAAAGGCTTATTACGTTCTTGCGATTATTTGTTTTTACAATCTTATTAGGAGCACTATTTACACAACAAGGTTATTGCTCTAGCAGATATTATCATTTAGAATCTAATGAATATGGAATTTTCTCTTTGGATACGATAACTTTTCACGTTACTAAGGATAATAATTGGATTTACTTTGATATTTGGATTAAAGATGAATATACTGAAAAAGGGATAGAAGATTATAAAAAAAGCAGACAATCGAAAGGACTTCCTACAAAAGGTTACGAAAAAACAAGTTATTCTTTGACTCACGAAATATTTGCTACAAATCCATCGCGTAAAATTTTGGCACATGTGGGTTATGCTGTTTATGACAAATATGGTACTAGTATAGAAAATACCACATTGTCCTCACTTAAGTATGAAGAAGTTATTCCGGGTTCAGTAGGAGAAGCTCTCTGTAATGAGGTAATAAATTATTGCATAGCAAATAACATATCTCCACAGTAAAACTAAATAGGTATTCAATATTTCCAAAACACAAACAACCCATAGCCAGTGAAATTATGGCTATGGGTTGTTTGTGTATATTTTACTTCTCCACAAACCACTTACCTTCATCGTCAAAAAAATAAACCTGCTTACCCATGATCTTACAGGTGTAGCGTATACCCAGGCCGCCGCCTTTAAGTGAGGCGGCTTTTCTTACATCAGTAAGTCGGTCTATCTCGAACACGCGTCCATCCTTCCACTTTAAACTTAAGGGGCGAACTGAGCCGTCGACATTATGTCGAGCCGTAACTTCCACGAATACTTTTCCCATACTTATCACCTAAAAAAGGATACTGGATGAATTACATTATCGTCTTTCGGACTGAATCCACTTAACTGCGAATCTTTCATCATAATGCACCGTTGTATACAATATGATCCAAAACGTTCACGGAGCTTATCAATGGTTCGTTCAATAGGTTCCTTATCTACTTTGTTCCAGAATAGATCAAGTTGAATATTCCCTTCTGCCGTTACTAAATCGGCACCCCGAACACCCAGGCTGCGGATCGGTTTATCCCATGTATAATTAGTCTCAAATAGCTCTAACGCTTTTGCTGCTATATCATCCGAAATAAATGTTGGCACCGGAATTTTCCCCGGCCTCTCAAACGATGATAATTCGTTATTCCGCACACTTATTGATACAGTGGTGCATTTCAGCCCGTGTTTTCGAAGTCGCGCTGCCACACTTTCAGCCAACACATAAATAATAATTTTCACATCTGCTATATTCACTAAATCTCTGGCAGTAGTTGTGCTGTTGCCAACAGACTTTACAATACTCTCCTCACCAACCAGGCGCACCGGTGCTGAATCAAGGCCATTAGCGAACTGCCACAAGGTTTCTCCCCAAACACCTAGAAGCAGCTTTAAATCCCGTACATTACGGTTTGCCAAATCACCTATAGTAAATATCGCCCGATTCTCTAACTTCCTTTTAGTTGCACGACCAACATACAATAAATCACCTACCGGCAACGGCCATACAGTTTGCCGGTAGTTTTCCTCCGTAATAACTGTAGTCGCATCCGGTTTCTTCATGTCGCTACCGAGTTTAGCAAATATTTTATTCCAGGAAACACCTACCGACGCAGTGACCCCCACTTCCTCCCGCATACGTTTACGAATAGTATCGGCGATAGCGGGACCATCACCTGCAGTCAGCTTTGAACAAGAAACATCGCACCAAACCTCGTCAATTCCAAATGCCTCGATTTGGTCAGTGTAATCAGCATATATCTCCCTGGCCATTCTGGAAAACCGCAGATACTTTTTGAAGTCCGGCGGTACAACAATCAGCCCCGGGCATTTTTGTTTGGCCTGCCATATGACATCGCCGGTTTTAACCCCCATTTGCTTAGCATGGTAGTTCTTCGCCAAGACAATTCCGTGACGCGCATCTACATCACCGCCAACAGCTACCGGGAAATCGCGAATCTCTGGTCGATAAAGGCACTCCACGCTTGCATAAAAATTGTTTAAGTCTACGTGCAGGATTGTACGATTCATTTATCCCCCGCCTTTTTAGAACATTTGTTCGATGGTTTTATTATAAGGCGGGCGAGGATACAAATCAAGGCTGAAATCGTACAAATGTTTGGTTTAAATATTACCAGCCCTCTTCTCGCGCGGGAGGCTAGTATTGTAAGCATAGGAAAAACAGAAAAGACTAAGAAGAAAGTAAAAAAGGGTCTGGCGTAAATTTAACTCCATTAAAACGCAAAATAGCCCCTCAACCAACCAGGCTGAGGGGCTATTTAATAAACTACATAAGTCAAACTTTGATATAATAGCTATAAAACCATAATTCACAGGAGTGTATATGAAAGCAACTGTATATAAGTCTTTTTTTCTAGACCAAGCCCTTCCTATTATCGACTTAGACCGAATTTCTGTTGCGGCTTATGCTGGTGTTTTATCTGTAGCCAGCTTCGGCAATGCAGTTAGTTTTCGCATACCGGCTTAATCGTTGAGCCAGGGCAGGCGTATTTGTCGGCAGCTGAATGGCGTTAAAGTCGTAGAAAAAGTTCAGGACTCAAAAGATAAGATGCTGGATATTCTACTATAGCACATTATATTTTCCAATAACCCCCTTACCCGAACTGGATAAGGGAGTTTCATTTGTTTCGCTACCTCTTCCCTTAATTAACTTCTAATATTTTATCGTGTATTGCAGGAAATTAATGCAAAAAAAAATAAGCTAAGACAAATATATCCTAGCTTCGAAGGAAGATCAGCATTTTATTGTACTTTTCGCACCTAATTAAACCCTTTTACACCCAACTTGAAATGCCTAAGCTATAGGATAAAGCTCCCCCATTCATGGCGAAAACAGTAATATTAATAAAAATCTTAGTAAAGTACCAATAAAAACCTTTATACCTTAAACTTTCTTACAACATTCTGCATTTCCTCTGCCATTTTAGCCAATGCCTGACTTGAAGAAGCGATTTCTTCTATAGAGGCAGACTGTTCTTCAGAGGCGGCTGATACTGTCTGTGTCTGACTTGCCGTATTCTTACTAACTGAAACAATCCGTTGCACGGATGATACAATTTGTTGACTACCGCCAGCCATTTGCTGAACATTGGCCGAAATGTCAGCTACCTGAGAGGAAACCGTATTAATAAGTTCTACTATCTCTCCAAATTTCTTTCCGGCACTATTTACTACTTCCGTTCCTGTTTTTACATCCTGCGCACCAGTATTCATGGCCACAACTGCTTTTTCCGTATCAGATCTAATCTCACCGATAAGTATGGCTATTTTTTGAGTCGATTCCTGTGACTGTTCGGCTAATTTTCGCACTTCTTCGGCTACCACGGCAAAACCTCGTCCCTGCTCTCCTGCCCTGGCTGCTTCGATGGCCGCGTTAAGGGCCAACAAATTAGTTTGTCCGGCAATACTGGAAATAACTTCAACAATTTGACCGATTTCCTGCGAACGTTCATTTAGTTTGCTAACTGCATCAGCAGCTTCCAACGTAGATTGTTCAATTGACGCCATTTGATTAACGGCCTGCCCAACAATCTCACTGCCAGATTTAGCCGATTTAAAAGTTGTATCTGTTACTCCTGCCACAGTATTAGCATTGGCTGCGGCTTGCTGCATTCCCGCTGACATTTCCTGAACCACAGTTGCCGCTTCATCAGCAGCACTCATTTGAGCATCAGCCCCCCGGGCCACTTCTGTTATAGATCCCGCCACCTGATTAGTGGCTTGAGCAGACTGTTCCGTGCTGGCCGAAAGCTGTTCCGCAGAAGCTGCCAATGTTTCCGATGAAGTAACAATCTTCTTAAGAACATTGCTAATGCTAGTAATCATTTTTGCCATGGCTCTCGCTAGCTCGCCAGTTTCGTCTTTGGCACGAAGGAATTTTTCCTCAACCTTAAAACTAAAATCACCGTCCGCCAGTTTATTTAAATCCATAATAACAAGTTTAAGAGGCCCGGTAACAGATCTCGTTATCATTATAGCGGTAGCTATTCCTAGTATTATCGCTACCATAGTCAATACCAGTAGGGTGATTTGAGCCTTATGCCCCATTGTCTGAGCATCATCAAACCCATCATTCATTTGCTTTTCCCTAAACACAAGATATTCATCAATTTTATTTCGAATATCAGAGGCGGCTGGTGCCATTTCACTCCCCATAACACTGACTACTTCGTCCATTTTACCAGCATTTTTTAGAGGAACAGTTTTTTCCATTGCTATCTTATCATATTTTTCATTTAAAGCTTTAATATCCCGAGCAAACTGTTTTCCTTTCTCCGTAAGAGCTCTATCATTTAGTTCCTGTAAAATTGTGTCATCTTCTTTATAAAGCTTTTTATAGTCATCAATAAACGATTCCTTACCTGTAATGCAAAATCCCCGAATAGCCGCCACTTTTAAAGCACTATGCTGTGCTAAAATATAAGTTTTTTGATACAGGACCAGGTTAATCTCCTGCAAATTATCACTCGTTGTATTCATATTCCCAATTAAAAATACCCCAATGCCACAAGATATCGCCGTAATCGCCAGAACAATAATAAAGCCCATCAATATTTTTGCACCGATCTTCATTATGCATCCTCCCCTGCCGTATAATAGCACCTCTCTCATCTCACCATGTAGTTATATCTCTAGAAATATAACTACATGTAACTTTACACGCTAGATTAGCACTAACGCCTTTACTTTTTACGTTTCTCTTATATAGTTAGTTATTTAATATCATTGGTCATTGATTCTATACTACTTATCTACACCTCCCTATTCTTCGGGTTTTCTTATTATGCTTTAAATATCTTTCCCTCCTTCCTATGTAATCAAATAAGATTGCAAGGCACTGTGAATCCTTGCAATCTTAAAAACGTACATACCCTTTATCCCAAGACTTTAAGTCTACTATAATATATTGAAATTTACGACATTTTATCTCAATTTCCTCTATATTTCGCCTATACATTTAAAAATTTTATTAGTTTTTGTATAAAAATGTCACTTTCAATTAAACATAAACCTTTATAATCATCTGTCCATACAGGAACTAAGTTAAGCAACCCACAATGGATAGCTCCTTCTCCTCTTTCTTAAAAACCACTTACCTTCATCATCAAGTATATAAACTGGCTTGCCCATTGCTTGATAAATTATCTAAACTATTTCAGCAACCTTTTCAACTTTAGTTGCAGAAATACCCTGTATAAAAAAGATACCTTTAATAATAAGGAGGGAAATAAATAAATTGACTAGACAGACGCATCCACCTGGCCTATATGTTGATTTCCAACCAAACCATTTCCTTAATATAGGCATTATATTCACCATAACCTTTAAATCAGGCAGTTTCATATTTCACCATCAACGGTTGCAATTTACGGTATAAGTCAGCCGGGGTCACATTATCAGCGCTGAAATCTGGGAATATGTTAAGACCACCAGCCTGCAGTATCCTGGTGACAGCCTCCGAACAATCTACCGTTTTTTCTCCATCGCCAGGTACCGTTACTCCTAAAAGGTCATGCAAACCGCCATCAACGCATGCTCGATAACCATACGGTGTACCTAACAGCTTTTCAGCTTCTGCCTCTGCTGATGCGATGTCCGGCATATCAATGGAAACTATGGTATGCTTAAATCCGTCATAAGCCGTCAATTCAGACTTAACAAAACCATCTTCCAAGGCTTCCAGTATTCCACCCAACATAAATATTCCGGTATGGCTTGGGTCTTCACCAGGCCCTTCTACTCTATCGATTAACCTCCCGAACGGTGAAACCGCATAGCTAAACAATACCTTAACCTGTGCCATTTCTACCCCTCCATTAATTGTTTTGCATAATCAAATGCTTGGTTGGTCAGTTCAACACCCGCTTTAAACTTTTGACCGGCTTCATCCAATGGCTGGCCAGTGGCTAATCCATTCACAAAAACGCAAAACATTTTTTCTATACAACAGCCGTACGCATCTTCCAGAGCATCTTGATAAACCTTTGTATCATCCAAAATAAAACCTCCCAAATACAAAAATAGCCCCGGTATTAACCGGGGCTATCGCAATTTTACTTACCTTGAGCTTTCTTTTCGTTTGCTAATACTTTATTTAAATACGATTCAATCTTATCCGTAAGTGCAGTGACCAAAGTGGAAATTACCACGGTCTTAATTGCTGTCAGAACGGCTTTCTCCATGTTGTCGCGGATCTTGACCCACAGGCTCGAAGTCGTGCTAATCTCCGTTTCCAGATCCGCGATAACCTGGGTAACGGCTTCCGTCGAAGCATCTGTAATGAGATCAGACAGTTCACTTAACACTTCGGTAATAACCGTAGTGACCGCACTCTCAGCCGTGGCAATAAGGGTAATCGTACCGGAAACAGTGTCCCCGGCTTCCACCGCTACGACAATAGAATTTGAGGTATAGCCGTCCAAAGAAGCAGTAAAAGTCTGGTCACCTACGGCCAAATCACTTAAGGTTGCATTGCCATCGGTGCCGGTAGTGGCCGAAGTTGTAACATCGTTAATTACAACGCTGACCGTTGCACCTGCTAAAGCCGTTTCTGCACTATTTTGAACGGTGATTGTCGCATTTCCCGTAGTAGCGGTATCCGCATCAGCTTTCAAATTGAACTTGTTATCCATGTTAAAAAACACTCCCTTAATTTTTTTATTTGTCCACCGCAGTAAACGGGCGATGGTCCGTAAACCCCATGGTATGGCCTGGGCAACTTCTCTCTCTGCAGCATTAAAAATCGCCACCTTTGCGGCCTCTAGTTCAGCCTGCACGGGCGGCGATTCAGCAAGTTTTATTAGTTCAGGTACTACCTGTTTCTCAAATTCCGCAAGGTCCATAATTACCCCCTGCTTGTCCAGCAATCACTGGAAAATTTCTCGTAATACTCATAAGGTAAATAACAATATCCGGCATCTCCCCAGACGTAGCCCCATGAATTTCTAACGATCAACTGACTTTTGTCATCATCATAGCCCACAACAAGCACTGCATGGCCGCCTAAAAGTTGTTCAGTTTCAGTGTTCGGCATCGGAGCAATGCCGGTATTAGCCACTTCGTCCGATTCGAAAGATTCATAGACATCAATCCCGATCACTACGGGCAACCCCTCCGCCAGAGCCGCTTTAAGGCTGGCCAGCGAGGTAATGCGGTGATACTCTTGGACTTTGTACGGTGCAGCGTCAGCAACCATTTGCTCAGTCGGAGTATTAGTGAAAGTCGTGATATCGTATGGCCAATCCACTTCCGGGCAAACGCCGATCTGGTTTAGCACCTTCATACCGTCACGAATCTCTGCACCGCTATCCTCGTTTACTGTACCTTCGAGTGAACGTTCTTCCCAATACAAGAACAACCGGGATAACGCTACCCACTTGGTTTCCTTGTTGATTAAGAGGTATTCTCGCAATCCTGATGCAATGGCATTAGCCGTGCAACTTCCGAGTTCTCCCTGGTTTACTACCGGACTACACTTTTTTCTCAAATCCATTTTTGCCGGCAAGTGGGCTTCCGCTTTAAAACTCGCGGAACAAAAAATATGGTCCCTTAAGTCTGGAGTATCCTTTTTGAGCCGATACTTATGTTTCATAAAGCAATTCCTCCTCATTAAAATTAAAAGCCATCTGCTTTAATAACAGCGGCTAATTACCAGGCTTATTAAAGTGGGCTTTACTAACCATTATACAAATACCAAAGCGCTTTTCCCCGCAATATATCTCCACCTGAGCCAGGGGTATCTCTTGCTTTAATCACCCAGAAATCCCACCTTTCGCATGAATTATTTGGACCATATTTCCCATCTGGGCATCCGTTTTGTTCATACCCAGGGTTTAGTCCGTCCATATTGTCGGCAGCCTCCGCGTGCGTCATGAAATGTTGAATGTCAATCGGTAGATTTAACTCTTCACTCAGTACCGCCATGACTTGGGCAATCGTCTCGATCTGCGCGTCAGTCGGCGGTTCAGGGCCAAGGTTATCAGTAGAGTGCGCATCGTAGGCACATAACGCCGCAATGGCTACCGTCCCGGTATTGCGCATGTAGGTATGCTTAAGATAGGTTGTTAGGTCATCGACTGTAACAATGAGCGTACCGTCGGCATCAACCAGAATGTGATAATCGGTAAATTGCTGGCCATAATGACCGGCTGTCCAATGGATATATACGTGACCAATTTTACCCTCTGCGGCTTTAGCAAATTCTCTAATACCTGATAGATTCATTTTCCAAGCCTCCTTTCGATTCACAAGAAGAGTGCCGCCTAAATTAGACGGCACTTCTTTTATATAATGTAACATTTTAAAGGGCATTAAAAGTGTCACTGTTATGTCATTTTAGCAGCTTCTCCAATAGCACTACCACCAATGCCGTGATGATTCCGCTTGTGCCAGCCGCTTTCCATACCGCCATTTCCAATTCCCGAAGCCTTTTAAAAATATCATCATCGTTTTTTTCCAATTGTATAAGTCTAGCCTCATGACCCGCATGTACTATACAATCTTTTTCTCCCACGCCTTTCCCGCCTCCCAATAATAAAATAGACGCCGAAGCGTCTTAACTCCCCAATGACTCTTTCCATGTCCATGTGACGATTCCATCGGTAACTGTCCCTGCCGTAGCCGTGGGTGCTGTAGTTCCCGAAGTCCCGGCAGTTGTGCAAGTATAAACGTTTTTTCCATAGTACACTATATCGTTTTCGCTATAAGCTGTTGACGCAACCCATAGCGCAGGAGTACCGGCATCCATGTAATCCATGAGAAACCAAAGATCGTCTTGTCTGTACTCACCAGATGGTTTTCCACTGGCCCATGAAGGACTTTCTGACATCAGAAGTGTGTAATTATCACCACTGATGTTATAGTTTTCGTAACTAAGAGCATTACCAGATGAATCATAATAAGTAACTTGAACATTAACCACTTTCATACTGAGATTTCGAATAATATTCGTGATTTCTTCAGTAACGGCGGTACTATTTACAACGGTTTCCGTTGTCGTTTGGATAGTCTTTTCAATGCTTCTACTACTCAAATTTCTCACCCCTTTACGAAATAGTGAAGGTCGTTGAATATGGCCTTCCCATTTTATTTAATTCATACGTGGTGTCGTAAACATCTCCAGTGATCGCTAAACTAAAGCTATCACCAGAAGTTAACGTAGACGCTGGGGTAATAATCAAAACATTACTACTTACCGAATACGTGCAGGTTATTGCTGTTGAAGTAGTTGTATCCGTGAGCGTGATCGTTGATGAGGAACAAGATGCGCTTGTAATAGCCTTGTTAAAAGTAACCGTGATCGCCGTCGATGAGGTTGTAATACTACTTACGCTTGGCGTAGTAAATGCCGGAGTATAAGAAGCCCATGCACCGCTAACACATTTATAAAAAGCATTAGTGTCATAGGCATAATAGATATTTCCGTTATACGTGGAGGATGCGGTTGGCATATTGGCGTAGGTTCCCATACTGATTATTGTCCTTGTAGAATCGTACACTCCGAAAACGTCCGAATACCAGTAATATTTACCAGCGGTTCCCGTTCCGTTAAATACACTTCTAGTTTGTAAATCATAGACTAGCGTTCCGCTTGGAATGGTTAGTGTTGATAGATAAGCCGCAGTCCCAAAGTACGGGTAGCCGGTGGTCAGCAACCATTGTCCGCTACTATCTAAGGTTAGGGTATTAGTATAGTAACCGGCAATCATTTGTAGACAATTATAAGACGTGCTTGTCGTTGTTGAATTACGGAGCTTATATAATTCTTCCGGGTAATAATCTGCTGGTCGACGCTTCAAAAGACTTAAATTACTTACCTTTTTAGATGTTATACTTCCACTATCGTCTACCGTCAGCATATAGTAATAGCCCGAAGGTGACTTAATAACTGGTCCGTTGACTTCTTTGTCGAAGGATTCAAATGTAATGGGTCTGGTAGTCATTGATTTTATATCAGATAATTTATAGTTTCCTATATGAGCGTTGTTATCTTCGAAGGTTCGTAATGTAGAGTTGTAGTCCACTGTAGGGTCTACGGAAGATACTCCATATTGCTTATTATTAATGTCTACATAAGAATAATCACTATTAATTTGTATACTTTGATATTCGGATAAAGTACCACTTGTAGTTATACTAGAAAGGGGTATATCTGTTTTTATAGTAGTTCGATAGGCTCCCGTTAATAAATATAGATTCATTGAAGTTTCATTGCCCAATATTTCGTATGATCCACAGCCTAACGTGCATTGACCGGCGGTTGTTCCGTAAAATCTATTTCCTTCTAGGCGTACTTTCGGTGCAATTCGTAAGCTAACCTTATCTGATGATACTAAAGATTCAATGCTTGTACTACTGTCAACTGAAATTCCCGCTAAAGCGATTCCCTGCGTACCGATGTTTTCAAAATAGCAATTTCTAATTGTAAAAATAGATGTATCTGAACCTGTCGCTGTAAAATCTGACGTATAAAACCCCAAAAAACCATATTTAAATCCTTCAATAATGCAACCATCGAAAACAATCGCATTAAGCATAGACTCTATACGAAATGCTTGACTCGTACATCTAAGAGCGTAATTAGTATCGGTTTCACTGGAACCTTGGGCCACGAATTTTGAAATGGAAGAAGTAAAATCAAGTTTTACGTTTTTAAATTTAATTGTATTAATTTCAAAAGCTGATGTTCCAGGAGAAAATTGAACACCCCTGTAACAATTTCTAATACATGATTCGCCCGAAACTTGACCGTAATATGTATCGGCTAATTTTAATCCGCAATAGCAATTTAATATAGTTACATTATGGAGTAACCATATATTAGCCTCTGAAATGCTTATACCGTTAGAAACATAATCTCCATCAAGGGTTATACCGTCAATTGTGAGATATTGTGGATATTTTACGCTTGTAGAATTCGTCCAGGTTATTAAATTGCCGGAAAACCCATTAGATGTTAAAGTAACCCCATTTGCTTGGATATAGATTTGCTTCGTTTGGGGCGGTATAGTTACGGCGGCAGACATTATATAGTCACCAGGTGGAATTTTTATATGTCCTCTCTGCGTGGTTGATGAATTAGCATAATTCAATGCCGCCTGTATCCCGCACCAATCTATTTCGTTGGTTAATGCTGTAGCAAAAGAATATACCGCCTGGGCTGCGGCTAGAGTTGAATAGTACGAAGACAACGGGTGACTAGAACCATCCCCAACAGCTCCAAAAGCCCGAACATCAATATGTGGGCCTTCTTTAATTTTTGCATCTAAAAGCTTCATGGTCCCGGTATAGTCTTGCAAAGCCAACTTTTCAGCTTCATCCGCACTAGCCGCCGCATTATCGGCATAAGTGGAAGCATTGGCTTCACTGGTAGCGGCGTTAGTTTCACTCTTTGCCGCCGCAGTTGCAGACGATCCAGCATTCGTTTCGCTTGCCGCGGCGTTGCTCTCTGATCTGGCAGCATTGGTTTCACTGGTTTTAGCGTTAACTTCAATCGTTGCGGCGTTCGTAGCACTTGTGGTCGCGTTTTCTTCACTTGTCTTCGCGTTAACCTCACTGGTTGCGGCGTTCGTTTCAGAGGTTTTAGCATTCGTCTCACTTGTCGCGGCATTTGACTCCGATGTAGCCGCGTTTGCTTCACTTGATGCCGCTTCCTCGGCCTTTGTTGTGGCAATTTCCGCTTTCTTAGTGGCGGTACTGGCACTAGCTACAGCCTGAGCCACGGAAGCCTCGGAGCCTTGATCTACGACTACTACTGTTTTAGCCAAAAGCACTCACCTCCTAATTCAGAAAATAAAAAAAGACGCTTATGCGTCTAGCTCCCCAAAGATTGTTTCCACGTCCATGTTACTGTACCGTCTGTCGCCGTGCCGCTCGTTGCCGTTGGTGCCGTGGTTCCTGATGTCCCGGCAGTTGTACAAGTATAGACGTTTTTACCGTAATAGGCTACATCATTAGCGGCATAAGCCGTAGAGGCTACCCACAAGGCAGGTTCTCCTGCATCCATATAAGTAATCAAAAACCAAACATCTTCTTTTCGCCATTCATTTGCCGGTTTTCCAGTAGCCCATGACGGATTAGCGGACATTAACAAGGTGTAATTATCACTGGCAATCGTATAATTTTTTGTTGTAGTGGTGCTATCGGAGAGCGTATATTGGCACGTCACCCCAACAGTGCTATTTGCTGAGTTTTCAACGATTTTGATAAGATCGACAGCCGTAGCATTTACTGTCTCGGTTTCGGTGGTGGCGGTAATTACCGTTAGCTCCACATCTGTAGAAATACTCATTAAAACAATCTCCTTTCGTTAATATTCAAGTACCAAATACCCTCCAATATAGAAACTTGAAGTATAGGTAACGGATGATGGTACAATTTTAATTACTAGCTGCCCATCCTGCGGGAAATAGTAGGGTATACCGCTCAAACTATCCGAAAGCGTGGAATTTGTTTTTGTGTTAATTGTCCCGGTTAGTAACGTTTTCGTGCTATCTGTATCATAAATTGTGATTGTGAAGGTTTGTGAGGTTGAAGTTGATGCTAGGTTTATAAAGGATAGGCTCATTAAATTCACTAATGGCAAGTCATACGTTTTGGTTGTTGTTGCGGTAGGACTTACATATGCAAAATACGCTTGTTCTGGGCTAAGTGATATTATGTGTTTGGTTATAGGTCGTGTATATTTATAAGCATTAAAATAACTTCCGCCTAGCCTTATGCTGCCGTTTATTGTTACGGTGATACAATTATTAAATGTATAAATCGGGGCGCATCCTGCGTGAGTCAGAGAGGACACAACGCTATTATTAATAATATCATTCGGTATAGAACAATCATTGAAAGTCAGTTTTAAAGGGGATGTATAATCTCCATCGATGGTTGTATGGTAGCATTTAAAGTTATCAAATCCAACACATGAGTTAAAAGTAAACATTCCTTTACCTTGTGTAAGAATTGGATACCACGAAGTTGTTGTTAATTCACCGCCGCCAACATCACTATTACTAAAATTAGCGGTAAAATAGACATTGGCTTGCTCAATATCTATTAATCTGCTAGAACCTTTCATTTCGAAAGATACACCATCCTCGGAAAAATGCGGTCCATTATCATTACCAAAGTAATCTTGCTCTGCAGTTGAAGGAACACTAATAAATGTCCCACCGCTAGTTGATATTACAGACCCCTGGTACATATGGATGTTAGCCCCACGTAGATACTGAAAAACTACCCCTGTAAAACTTTCTATATCAGTAGCAAAAAACCGCCAGTTAACGCACTGAGAATTATCGAGAGTAAAAAATATACTGTCGCTCGTTCCTTCCCATAGCTTACAATCACGAAATGTAACTTCAGAACAATCTGCACTACCGGACACTACTATAATTTTCAACCAATTCTTAAAGACACATTTTTCGAAAATCAGGCTTTGTGGATTGGCTCCAGACATATTCATAAAGGTACCTGTTCCCGCTGTTGATACCCCAAAATATATGCCAGTAAAAATGGTAAAACCAAAAATGTCCTGGTTATCAAATAGCGCTGTTGAGTCACTTACTGTTAGCATAATTTTTGTGCTTTGCCATCCATCACCTTCAAATAGAAACCGGCCATAAGGTACTGATGTTGTGCTGCTTATTAATGATTCCGATACAATATAAGTTCCGTTCGGTACTTTTATTTTTAATGGCATTCGCCAACCGGACGTTACTGTAGAACAAGCAAAAGCAAATTGAATTGCTGATGCAAACGCACTTGAGTCATCAGTTGCCCCGTCACCAGTGGCCCCATAATCTCTCACGTTTATCTCATTTCGTGGTGGATGATAAAAGCAACGCCACGCACCGCTTTCAAGTGAAAAACACTCTACTATGCCACCCGCAGCCACATATAAATCACGATTTCCTGGAAGAATCATGGTGTCGGCATTATAAGTTATCGATAGGCTAGATGAAAAGATTAATGTCCTTTTGGCACCTTGTTGCAACGTACCAAAGAACGTTATTGTCTTTGTTCCTGTTATTATAACGGTATTATTTGTTGAGCTTAAATCAGTTGTCGATGCACTGGCTATTTCGGTATAGGATTCATTGATTGGCCCTGCCATATCTGCACCGGATTTCGGAACATAGTAAGTTAAAGAGCTTTCTACTTCTTTCGCCCTAGCCGCCGCACTAGCGGCATACGTGCCAGCATTCGTCTCGCTGGTAGCAGCTTTCGTTTCACTCGTTTTTGCATTTGTTTCACTTATCGCTGCATTATCGGCGTAAGTGGCAGAATTATTTGCATAGTTTGCCGCATTAATTACGGACAAGGCCGCAGCCGCCGTTGCTTCTGATACTGCATTAGTAGTTGCTGTTGTTGTTGCTTCTTCAATCGTTGACTCCATAGTGGACAGAACTTCTTTTGCCTTTGTAACACTATCGGCGGCGGATTCCGCATGATTTTGAGCAAGATTCGCTTGTTCTGTCGCTGTACTGACGCTGGCAATAATCTGCCCTAAAGATGCCTCAGAACCTTGGTCAATAACTACAATAGATTCAATATCATCATAATTATTCGGCACTTTTACTCACCCCCGGCGAAACAAAAATAAAGCCGTTCAAGATACGAGTTGAGGCACCTTGAGGGCTTATCACATAAACATCATATACATATTTACTTAACTGTGAATAATCATGCCCTTTCGTGGGTATAGAACTAGATTGTTCTTCGGTTAGAATTAATGAAAACATTCCCTTTTCAGCATCATAAATTTCGTAATCTCCAGTAACGGTTATAGTCGAGCTGGTGGCCGATGGCCTTATTTGCCACAATATTGTATAGTCAGTTAAGTTCTTTGGAGAACCATCCGCATTTTTCCACGTTATGGGCTGTACCCAAGTTTCACCCTGCTTAGTGCGAAAATGGTATTCTCCGTTACTTCCCGCCAATTTTTCCAAAAAACCACCCCCTTTCACCAAAATTAAAGAGAGTGCAATTTCTGCACTCTCTCTACTCATTTACCTATTTCTATTCTTCTATTTCGGCAGCATCAAAGACATTTTGCGACTCAGTAACCGCCAGTTCTTCCTGTAATCGATGTTTTTTCTCAATCTGGCTATTCATCTCAGTAGCAAAATCCTGAAAGCTATTGCCGGCTTTTTTCTTCATAGACTTTGAAAAATGCAAATAAGAACCATCATTGCGATATGTCATTGTATCACCTCAATGAATAGTCTGCCCTATGCCATTAATTTTACATCGACTAATTTAAGGTAGCGTTATTTCTTAGATTCATCGTATGAATTAATATATTCATACTCTCCTCTCTGGCCTTTAGATACATTTTGCAGGCTCCGTTCTAAACCGGTTTTACTCTTCTTTTGGATTTCCGTACTGACCCGTTTACCGGAAATACGGCGTTCCGCTAACTTGTTCCTATTTTCATCGGATGGATTATTAATATAGTTGTCGATAGCCTTAGCATCTTGGGCTTGTTTTTCTTTTTCCTCCGTGCTAATGATGTTGCGTAGATCAGAGGATACCGCTTCATCTGCCAGCCTAAAGCCCAATCCTTTTACTAAACGTTCATACATAGTATCGTATACGTTATTCGTCCGGCCGCGTGCGGTTTTGGATTCTCCGGCAACCGCCTGCGCTATATTGCCAACGCCGGGCGAAACGGCTTTTAAGGTTTCATTGATATTACCCCGCCCTACTTCTCTTATCACTGAAAGTAATGTGCTGACGGCTGGTCCAAATGCGTCCTTTAGTTCCGTTGGCATTATATCCCCTAGACCGGTTCGATTAGAAATATCTACGCTGCCGGTATAATCCGTTGAGAGAATCCCGTAGTTTATGGCTTTAATAAGGGTTTGTCTATCTTTGTCTTCACCGGCCCATGTAAACATTGCTTTTTTCATTTTTTCTTCAAGGTCAACGCCAAGGATTCCACTCAATAATTCTAACAACGTATTAGCAAACGGCGGTCCCGCAAACAACCCGGAAAGGAGTAGCAGCGGTATCCATAACCGGAGGTTTTGTCCAAGGGTGCCTTCATGGAGTAAATCGCCAATGAGTTCCACTTCTTTGATACCGAACTTCTTAAATTGTAGTAATAGTTGAGCTACTGGGCCGCCCCGTCTAAATAGGTTAGGGGCATCCGCCACGCTATAATCGAAATTGGCTTGAGTATTAATGGACTTCGCATACTGTAAGGCTTCTTCTTTACTTTTTCCTTGGCTAATGGCTTTATGGTACGCTCCCAAGATAGCCGTCCGGCGCATCAACATGTCTAAGTAATGAAAAAGAATCGTTGAGTTTTTAAATAGCTTGCCCACGTTTCCGGCGCGAGAATAGCTGCCACTTTCCATGGTCAAATTGGTATCAATTCCGGCTTTCCGTAAAATGATACGGTCTGCTAAATCAGGCCGTATGGCCCTTGCCAACCCTTTTGAAGCCACCCCATAATCATTAAGGGCGGCACCCACATTGATAAACTGAGCTACTTGAAGTAAGGCCGAAGAAACGTTCAACATCCCCAGTTTCAACACAGCTATTGTGTTAGTCAGCCCGGAGACAAGTTGCAAAGCCGGTCGATCACCAAAATAAGCACCAAGGTATTTTTTGAACACAGGGTTTAGGTTCAAAGCATCGTTTAATACTTTTTCTATGTTGGTAGGCACACCGTTCACATCATTGATATAGTCTTTCACATAGGAAGCTACTCCTTCATGGCTGGCGTTATCCCAACGGCCAAACAGCCGTTCAAAGGTGCTAATCGACTTGGATTTAAACGGGTCCATAGCCACATACCGGCTTACCATGTTGAAGTGGTGAGATAGTACCCAATCCAGGTTTTGCTCGTACCCTGCTGCCCCTTTCCTTTGCAGGAAGTTCCCCATAAAGCGGTGACGGCCTTTCATACCTACTTTGCCGTCCATAAACTGCTTGGCATCAGAAAGGCTAATTTGAAGGTCTTCGGCAATTTTCTTCTGCATCTTGAAATACTGATAATCCCCGACAACTGCCGCCTGCATCTGTTCACCCTCAAAGCGGAATTGCTTGGGTTGTATTACAATTTCCATATCCGGGTTTTCTTTAGCTATCTTATTGGCCTTTTGCGTAGCTTCCTGCATAGTAGTACCGGAATCCAGCATGGTATAGGTAGATTTCCCGGTTTCCTCATCGATTTCTTTTTGCATGATAAACCAGTCATGGAAGAAATGCGGAATGTAGCCTTTTAATTTGTTGATCGGAGGTGTTTGGCTCCTGTAATGAACCTCGTAGAAGCCATCGCCGCGGGTTAAGCCGCTGCTTTCCGGCATGGCATATTCCGTAACCCCATAGGGAGTTGCACTAAGTACCTCAACATTCGGATTTTGCCGCATTTCATCCAGGTCTTTTTCCGTCATAACGGCAGTGTCTTCCCGAATTTTCGGCGTTTTGTACGTGACTAAGGTGTAACCACCAACCGCTGGCGTTTCTTTCAGGATGGTAACAAATTTATTGCTTTTCAGCGCTTCCAATTGATGAGCGTCCAAGTTTTCGGATTTTATTTCTATTCCTTGCCGGATCTCATTCGTCAAATTATAGGCCTTATCCATGGCCACCCGTACCATACGGTATGCCTTTATAACATTATCCGAATACCCGGCTTGGCGTAAATCCTCATTGGTGTAATCCTTGCCGTCAATATCTCCTTGTAAAAGAATTTGATACAGAGTGGCCTTGCCGTTTTTGTCCAGCAGTTTTTCCCATTTTTCTTTACGGTGGCGAAATTCATTTCGTAAGGTTTCCTGCTTTTCCATGGCCATGGTAGCCAAACGGAAAAACGGTTTAATTTTCGGATGCTTCTGAGCGATTTCATTCACCGAATTAAGGGCATTAGAAAAGAAACCAATCTTATTCGTGGTTGGTTTCTTTCGAATAGTAACATTTTTACTTGGCTTAATGCCAAAACGCTGCGCTAAGTTTTGTACAGCATTTTGATTGACTTTATTAATGTCCGAGCTATCAACGGATTCCTTAGTGTTATTCTCTTCACTATTACCTTCTTCCCTATTTTCGGTGGCAGCTTCTTTAGCAAACATGACATTACCGCACTCATTGGCAGCCATATCCTTAACCTGTTTCCAAACATCCACCATCTTGCTTTTTACCTTGCTCCAAGCCTCGCCCAACAACTCTCGCATCTTCTTTACCCAATCTCCGGACTTGGTATAACCATCGACTACTAACCGTTTACCGAGTTCCACTAGCCCCGGTAAGGCATCTTGTAATCTATTGGCCGCTTTTCTGATTTCTTCCGCCAGATCAACATTATCAAATTCCCCGAAAGTAGGGTCGAAGCCAACATTTAGTTTTGCTCGATTATTTGTGCTTCCATTACTATTCTCTACAGGTTCTTCTTTAATCGCCGGTTCAAAAACATGCGGTTCGTAAATGGGTACGCCGCTTTCATCGGTAGCCTGTGTATAAGGAATAGAGCCTTTATCAGTTATAACATAATAATTATCTTGGCCCCATTTATGACCTTCAACAGTGGTAGGTTTTCCGTCCACATAGATTTCCGTACCTACCGGAGCGCCTTGCCGTAGCCAGCTTGGAGCCGGAACCGGATTATTTTGCAAATCCTTCTCCAAATCGTCCAGCATCTTACGTTTCTTTACTAAGGTATCGGCCTGAGCAAACGGTTGCTTTTGTACTTCCTTTAATCTTTCTATACTGGCCTTGGCTTCGTCAATGCCGCTACCTAGTGCTTCCGCTCTCTTATTCAGTCCACGCAATTTCCCTTCGACGGAAGCCATGGAAGGTTCAATAGAATATTCCCCATTCCCACTGAGAAGAAAATTGGTATTGAGCCAACCCTTTTGCATGAGAATAGTAAAACCATGGACTTTTCCTAATTCCACGCCGTCATTTGTCGCTGCAGTCCGCTTTATAGCATCCTCTAATGCTGCATCCGTATCTTTTCGATTATCATACCGCTTGCCATCAATCACTGCACTAAAAGGTTTTTCTTTGGAGGCTATATACTGTTTATAATCAAAATCCAATTCTTTTATTAAGGTGGTATTGCGCTTAATCTTTTCCTGGAGTTCGCGTACTTTTCCGGCAGCATCGGCAATGCCATAGGTATGCATCCGTTCCCGCTTTTCCAGTTTTGCAATGTCGGTTTTGAGTTTCTCCCGCATTTGGGTCCGGGGATCACCAGTGGCTTCGGACAAAGAAGCGGTAATATCATTCACTTCATCGCCATCATCCATGCTTACCGCGTCCCCTTCTACTACGCGGGTATTTTCGTCTGCCTTTAGAAATTTCTTTATGAAATTATCTTTTACCGCCAATACCTGCCAGCGGCGGCCATCGAGCTTTTCTGTAATGTATCGATATTCGAGTACCGTATTCCACTTATTCCCCTGCCGCCAGCCACGGCCATTTCGCTGTTCCAGTTCTCCGGGCATCCAAGGAGCATCTAAATGGTGCATCGCCCGAAGGTTAGTTTGCATATTTACCCCAACGCCCAATGTTGCGGTATTACCGATTACCACCCGGATTTTGCTCTCATTCATGGCATCGGCTATTTCTTTACGCTTTTCTTTACTTACCGAACCATCAACAACCGCAATTTGTTCTCTGGGAATACCGGCCTCCACCATTTTATTCACCATGTCTTTAACCATGTTGAATACCGGGATTTTAGTCTTTGTTACGGTTCCATCCTTAGCGGTTTTAGACCGTACTGACTCATCATTATAACCCCGTTCCATGAAGATTACCTGCGTAGCTTGTGGGTGTTCCTTATAATGAGTTATGACATTTCGAATACAACAGTTTTCTTTTAAGTCCGAGTTATCCGGCAAATGCCGGTTAACTAAGCGCGGGTCCATACCGGCGTTCGCGGCTGCTGTCTCTACTAAAACAGGAGAAGCCGGATCACCCGACTTCATAATTTCAAACCGTTCTTTTTTCGATGCATTTTTGAATTTCTTCGCCAGTTTGACCAGTTCACCCAGTATTCCCTTCTGCGCTTCGGTCATCGGCCCTATATCATTAATGATTTTCTTATAGGGGCGGCCAACAGGGTTTTCGGTTCTCCCATTTACTAACGCTTCCCGATCTGCTTCGGTTAAATCCTTAGAGGAAAGCGTTTTGCCGTCCGGAGTTTCCCTGGGACGAAATTCCGGCATTTGGTCTGCAAAAACAATGTCCATGTACTGGCCAACTACCCGGCGTAGTTCCGGCACATTTACAAAGGCAGCCAGCCGGGTGATGGGTTCATATTCTCCGGTGGCGGTAAGTTCCACATCATTCACGGAATCCGCAAAGGTGGAAAACCACGTATCCCAATCTTTAATACCATCGCGCTCCATCTGATCATCCATAACATAGCGCATCTGATGATAGATTTCCGTTAAGGTGTTGGTAATCGGTGTCCCGGTAAACGTATGAACTCCGCGCCCATTGTTCATTTTCTTAACGTAATCCGTTAAAAGGCGCAGCGCCACAGACCGGTCAGATGTACCTTTGTTTAAGCCACGCATAGTCATTTTCGTAGTGATCGGAGGCTTTTTAAACTCATGAGCCTCATCGACCAAAACCAGGTCTATTCCCAGTTCTTCAAAGGGTATAGCCCCTTCTTTAGACGCACGCATGGCCATTTCATCAATTTTTTTAATAATCCGGTTCCGTTCCTTAACCAACTCTTTTGCCGTAACGCTTCGTACCTTACTCATGGCCTCAGGATCATCCATATCCTTAATATCTAAATTCGCATTATCCTCTGCCGCTGCGTCCAGGGCTTCTTGTTCCAGTTGAGCAATTTCCTCGGCGGACAGTTCGTCCAACGTTTCGCGGGTTAATGCAAACTTATTGATTAGAGAATGCGGCACAACAATAGCGTCCCAATCGTCATTGGCTATTCGCCGGGCAGCTACATCAAAATCCTTCGGCTTTTCAATATACAGCACCTTAGCCCCTGGGTACATTTGATTAATGTCTGCGGCAAGGGAAGCGCTATTTGCATTATGGGCAAAAATAAGGGGCTTTTTCGCAATTCCATACCGGCGCGACTCTACGGCAATACCGCCAATGGTATAGGATTTCCCTGTACCAACCTCATGCGCATATATGCCGCGTCCATTGACTAAGCCTCGGTAAATGGCGTTTTGCTGATGCTGGCGAAGATTAAACGGGCTATCCCCGCGCTTTAAAGCCATACCGGGGAATTCCATGAAGGAACCGTCAAAATGCGGACTGGCAACGGCATTCATGACTTCGTTATAGTTATTCTCCAACCAGATTCGACGCTCTGCATCCTTCCACGCCCAGGTAGGGAATTCTTCTCGTATTTTCGTGATCTTATCATTGGCCTGCGTTGTCGCCTCTTCATCAATAACCGTTTTACCATCTTCATCCTTATAGGTGATTTTTACAGTACGGTTATTCATGGCCGCAGTTAGGAGCTTATCAAACTTATAATCAGAAACACCCCATTGTGTAGTAGCTTCCGGCCTGCTGTTAAGGGCTTTGTTTTCGAATCGTACACCCCAGGAACCACCACCAAAGCGAATCTTAATATCTGCTATTTCCTCGGGCTTTGTTACCCCCAGCATTTCAGCAATAAACTGCTGATAGTGTTCTGGTTTTACCCATGGAGCACCTAGTTTGGCCTCTATTTGAAAATACGGTACTGTTTTAGGAATGACTTTTTGGAGTGCTTCAATGTTACGCTCCATCCCTTTTTGACCACCATCGAAAGCGTCCTGTGCTTCCCGGAGTTTCCGCCGGACATTCCCGGACAAATATACGTCCGATACTTCATAGTTTCCGGCTGGTGTCCGAAACACCGCCCCGGAACCTTCCAGTTCATGAATGACTTCATCTTCGGACACATGGGCTGCTTTTGCGATCTTTACTATATCGATATCCATGCTTTCATTCCGGGCTATGATATACGCATCCCGAATGCTGGGATTCGCAACAGTAACTTTGCCCCGAGTGGTTGGTTCCGTCAAAATCTTAGCGGGTTTACCTTCGTATTCCAAAGCGGCAAGAGAACCGTAGGCCGGATCATTAACCCGGTTTAACATATTAAGCCCGTAAGAATCTGTTAGATTGCCGAATTGCTTAACGAACGACTTATATTGCTTATTTAATACCTTCCGTAGTTCTTCCGTATTCGGCGTACTATCCCGTTCCGCATCAATAAGCTGTCCGTAGGCTTTTCGCATTCCGACTAAGGCTTTGATCTGATTTTCACGGTTCAATGTCTCTTTTTCACTTTTCACCTTATACTTAGCTACTTCGTTTAAGGGAGCCAGATGTTCGCCGCTAACGACATAGAGATTGCCGTCATCATGACCGACAATACTTCCCTGTCGGTCTTTCGTATTATTGGTGAGATACTTTATTTCTTCTTTCGGCGTAAAAGGTACAAATCCGTCTTGAGGAACCCGGTCTGCAAGAGAGTTTAGTAATTCTAACAAGTTTGCCGGCCGATTTACAATCATACCCGGTCTTCCTGTTGTGGTTCCATGCCCAAAGTCAAGTTCTCCTAACACATGGTCTGGATGCGCTACATAGTATTCGTTGACTTGAAAGTCTTGTCCTGATGGAGATTTTACGTCGGCAAGATTGATCCATCCCTCATTAGAGGCTGATGTAGTAAGGGGTTCCTGCCGTTTTCGCAGGATAATGAGGTCAGTTACTACCTTCGTTCCCGCGTACTTTTCAAAGGCACCGGTAGGTAAGCGGAATGCGGCAACAAGCTCCCCTTTCTTCGCCATAGCTAGGCGAGTAGACTTCCCAATCTTGTCCATGGTTCCGGCACTAGTAATACCCATGATAATGCCGCCGGGACGCGTTTGATCTAAGGCTTTTAAAAAGAAATAGTCATGCAAAGAGGGACTCAGTTTGGCGTAACGCCTATCAACTGGTCCCTCTGCTGCAAACGGCCAATTACCAATAACTAAATCATAAAAGTTATCTGCCGTTTTACTATCCTGATATCCTTTTATCTGTACATTGGCCTCTGGATATAAAATTTTTGTCATCCCGCCGGTGGTTTGGTCGAGTTCAATTCCGGTAAGCTCACTCTTTTCCATTAAGTCACGGGGCATAAGTCCAAAAAAGTTTCCAATCGCCACGGAAGGTTCTAATACCCGCCCTCCGGTAAAGCCCATGGCTCGCATGATGTTCCACATCGTCTGAACTGTTGGTGGATCGGTATAATGGGCATTGATAATAGATCGCTGGGCGCTCTCCCAGGCTTCTTTCCCCAGATGTTCACGGAGCCAAGCATCTTCTTTTTCCCACAAGGCTTTAGGTCTTGGCCGGTCCCATGAACCATTAAACAGTTCTTGCCCAAAAGAACCCCATCCGGTATAAGCCGCCATTGTGCTCAATTCTTCCGGGGTAGGTTCCCGCCCTTCTTCCGTGATGGATTGAAATGCCTCGATGGCACCTTTATTTTTTCCAAAGCGTAACTTTGGAGAACCACCAATCATATTCTCAGGATCCGCGATGAAATGATTTTGTCTTTGATTGTTTGGGACTAGGCCCGTTGCCTCGCTGCGTTCAGCATCTCGAATACTTCCTTCATTCCGCGTCCCATGCTGTTCGCTTCCAGTTCCTCCTCGACTCCCTCCTCCGGTTCCCTTAGCAGCCAGTCCCTCGCTGCTTCTGCTTTCGCGTCCGGTATTGGGAGTCCCGCCTTCATATATTTCGTCTGAGCTTCGTAATACATGTTCATCAGAACGTGAGCCATCCTTTCCAGGATTTTCAGTTTCTTCAGGCGTGCGTACATCTGGGGTCGATACGCTTCCCAATACTCGATCAGTTCCTTTTCGGCCCAGCTCCCGACTCCCCATTCCTTCTCGATTTCCCGACTCTTGCGTATGGTCCACTTCACTAGGTCTTTGTCCTCCATCGATAGCGGCGCTGCCATGGCTTTCTGCCCCCTTCTTAAATCCTGGCCATTCCGTTACACCGGCATGTACCGCTTCCGTTAAACCGGTGTATTGTTTACCTAAGTCCTGCTCAATTTTATTTTTCATTGCATCCAGGCTGGTTATACCGTCCTGATACAGTATTCCGGCGTATTCAAACAAGGTATTGGCTACTTCATCATTATATTGTACGTCTTTCGGCCATTTATTTATGGCTTCCCATACACTGGGCAAGAAAGGTTCTATTTTTTCCCCAACCGTATCCACCATCTGGTTTGACCATGCGCTAAACTCATTAACGCCCCGTTGTAAATGGATTGCACCGACTTTAAAGGCGGCTGCCATAAGTTTTACATTAAAGACCGGATTCGCTGACAATTTATTAAGTTCGGCCTGCAGTTCTTTCATGGCTGTGGCCAATGCTTCATCACTATCATCAATGAAGTGGAAAGCTTTTGGCTGTGCAGGCTTCTTCTGCATCTGTTTTGTTTGCGGTTTTTGCCCAGACAACTCTTTTAGCCTATTCTGTAAATACTCTCGGTTTTCTTGGCTACCATCAAAGCCGCCTGCTCCAACGACATTTTCTGCTTGCCTACGTTCGTCCATGTCAAAATCATTCTGAGATTTTGCAGCCGATATTTCTTCTTTTTGTAGTGCCTCCATGTCGTTCTCTTTTTGAGTACCGCTTTTCAATTCTTCAAGGTAGTGCTGCCCCTTTTCCGTAAGCATCATTTTACCGCCGGGAGCAGATACCAATTTACTTGCAACTAAATCTTGTAATTCATCTACGTTATATCGATCCACAAACTGCCGGGGAGTAAGTTTATTCACCGCAATATCTGAAAGCATAGTTTTATCTTGTTCACTGTTATCGTAAATGGGTTGGGGTGAAGTCGCTGTTTTTTCAGTAGGTTGAGAAGTGCGTTCCTCCGGCTGCTTTTGTTCCACCCCTGCAATTTCGTTGGCCGTTTTCACTGTTTTATCGGATTTCTTGGCATACCATACTTTCTTTGCGCGATTCCACCGGAAACCGTTCGTTTTTAACCGCTCACGGATTTCTTCACTTGGCTTACCGTCAAACTTAAGTTCTATACCATTTTTCTCAGTGTTTTCAATGATTTGAACACCAGAAGATTTCTTTGCGTTAGCTATAGTAGCAGTTTCATTAACGGGTGATGTTGGCAATTGTTTCGGCTGTTCCGTTATATTAGTTTCCGTAGAAGGTTTTCCACCGCCAAAAATTGCATTAGCAATTGTCTTTACTTGGTCTAATAACGGTTGAGGGTTTATGCCATATACCGTATTCGGCCATTTTTTTGCTGTTTCAATGGCTAACTCTGGATCACCGACAAAAACCTCTGAAAGCTTCCCTTGCAAATATAAAGCATGTGACAACACACCATATGTTCTTCGAATAATGTCCTTTCTATCGGAGTCATTGACAACGTTTCCCCAGGTTTGAGCCGAATTGAAATACTTCTGAGCTTCTTTTACCGCATCCTCTACTGCGCTTCGAGACGCGGGGCCAGTATCAGGGATACGATTCATTACGGTAGAGAAGTTATTATTATCAATCGATTTGCCGATAGAATCCCGTTCATCATATAACTTATTTAATTTTGCTAATTCTTCAGCCGTTAATTTCGTAGAAGTACTCTCTGATGTATCGTCGATGGGTGCGTTAAATACTTCAGCCTGACCGTATTTTTTGATTAGTTCATCTTCATAGTCATCTATTTTTTTCTGTGCAGAATCATATTCCTCTTCCGTTACAGGATTTGCTGTATTCGCAGAATCTTGGTCCTGAATATTAGTCCGTGCTGTGTCCTTAGCCATATGGTTTTTCAACATTTCTTCATAAGGTATTACTAGATGTGCATATTGCATTGCCCCCATTTGGTCAAGGAATTGAACTAACTCTGAACTTACAGCTTCTAATCCACTTCTATCACGATAATACGCATCTAACACTATCTGAGCTGTTTCACCATCGTCTGTAATCCGTCCATCAATCTTTTTATCTCTTCTTGCTTGTTTTAGGTAATTTACTAATGCTTGATAACGGCCTTGCATTCTTGTACGTAAATCAGTGACATATTTGCTTACTTGGTGATCGCCTAACAATAAATCAATCATGTGCCTTATTTCATGTGAAAATGTTCCACTTGGTGCATTTTCACCTCTGCTTATTCTAGCACCATAATGACCACCTACAAGCGTACCAACACCAACATCATCACGGGCTTTACCACGATTATTTCTCATATCTTCATCAGAAATTATTTCACCGCGCAAAACGCCCTTCAACTGTGGATTAAGTCTATTCAACTCACTTACTCGCCATAAATCATATTCTTTTCTGGACATTTGCCATGGTTCTTTTGTGGTATTTACTAGTTCCTGATTACCTTCACTTAGTGTTGAGCGGTTTCCTGATCCTGTTCCTTTCAGCACTGCGCTCGTCGCGCCAACTTCTTCATTATTTCCACCATTCGTGGCCTGACCGTTAGATAACCCCTCTGTTCCGGTTCCCAACCCGTTTTCTTCGAATAGGTTTTGTCCTCTGACACCTTCGGTCAACTCCTTTGCCGATTCTAAGGTTTCGCTTATCGTAGGTTGTTTTGCCGCAAATAACGTATTCTGTTTTGGGTTTCCCGCTTCATTTACACTATCAACGTATGTATTCAATAATTCAATTATCCGTCGCGGGCGTTGCTTATTATCATCAAACAATTTTAACAAGGCTTTGGCTTCCGGCGACAACCCTTCCCCAAATAGCCCTTGTTCTTGTAAGTATACGCTGACGGATTTTCCTTCATCCCGCAAAGCGGACAATTGTTTAACCGCTTCTGTAATATTCGGAGTAATATCCAGCGGAAACAGTTCGCCGCGTTCAATTTTCTCCTTCATTTGGGCCATTCGCGGGGCTACTGCCAACAAAGCATTGGATATTTTTTTTACATTATTATCCAACGTTTCAGCCAATCTTGCAAGTAAATAATTATCCCCGTAAGCCTTGGCAAACAGTGCATTTTTCAGGCGTTGAATTCCCTGCTGACTAATCTTTCCGTCACTATCCATTAGGGCATTCATTTCATTTGGCGTAGCAATATCACCCAAAGCAGATTGCACAAAGCCCCGGTTAGCGGCGGTCATTAGGTCTCCAGCTTCATTGGCAGAAAACAAGGATAATGTATTAGCCGAAAGGCGATTCGCATCAACAGTAGCCTGTTCGGATGCACCCATCACTGCCCCGCCTTCTGTAGAGGTAATGATTTTTTCTAGTGGGACATCGGCCATACGCTGCCGGACTAATACCGGATTCTGAACTTGTGCAATATCTTCCGGGTTTATTCCGAAGGAAGGAGCATTATCCATAAGGTATTGCTTATAGGCATTTGCGCTGGGTGCATTGGTGCCATACATAGTTTGAAGGGCCATCGTGCGCCCGTTGCCGTTTTCTACAACATTATCGGCATTAACCAGTGGAGCCCCTTGGTTAATAGAACGACCAGCCCCAAGGTCGGCTGGTCTGAGTGAATTTACTATGGAATTGATTTGCTGCTTCATGGAAGCCCGGTCCCGATCACGCGGCTGCATTTCCTGCGGATAGTTTTCATTCGGAGAAAAATCCGTATTATGAGAAGCAACTAAGTTATTGGCCGGAACTACCTTATATTGCACCGGAAACTCTGTTCCGTCATCCGTCCGGACTATATCGTTTTTACCAAGTAAAGGCTTTGGTGAGTTTACCCCTATAGGCGCAATACTCTTCAGCTGTGTTGTCGATTCCGCAATATTGTTCCCAGTATTATTATACCTTTCAGCCATTAAACGATATGCTTCCGCTAAAATATTATCCCCAGCTTGCGCTGCCAGCGTGGAAGCTTGCGTGTAATCCCCACCTTGGGCAACATTACGCGCCTGGGATATAAGGTCACTAGGATCTTGCTTTTCTACCTGATCAGAATTGACCTGAGTATCCTTTTCCTGATTCGCCGGTGTAATTGTGTCAGTCGATACATTTGTGCCATTTGTAGGCGTTTCTGCGGTTTTTTCTCGTAGTAAATCGGCAATTTCTACCGGGTACTTTTCCACTATATCTTTAATTCTGCCATTATCCACGGCATCATTAATAAAGTTGATTTCATTTTCATCCCGCGATGTTTCGGCTTTTTCTTCGGCCCATGTTTTAACATCGTCCAACTGCAAAGGAGTTAAGTCATCAGTGTTAATTTTAATATCGCCTATATTAGCCCCAGGCCCGGTATCGGTGCCGCCCAAGTTTTCCATGCGTCCTAAAATAGAATCCGCATATTCGTTTATGCTGGGTTCATTTCCATTACCCTGTTTACGGTTTTTGGCTTCATCCGAATAGTCCAGTGCGCCTTCCCCGCCGTACCAAGCTATAGCCGCCCCTCTTGGTCCGTATTTATCGTAATACTCCCGAAGCTTATTTCTCGCAACTATCTCCTGGTTCTGTGGGGTCATCGGGGCATCCGGGGATAATCCGGCATCCTGCGACCAACTCGCCCAGTTTTCGGGCATAATCTGAAACTTGCCGGCCGCTCCGGTACGTTTATTTACAGCATCATAATTACCGCCGGATTCTTGACCAGAAATTGCTTTAACCAAGGTTTCAAAGTTTGCATCCGAATTTGCCACATTCAAATTGGTGGCTTCACTCGAATCATAAGCCGGATTATAGGCAGTACTGTTATTAGCCGCCGTTTCCACTTGATTGGCTGCCGGAAGATCATCCAATACGTTTTCACTATTTTCCCTATTACCAGACGTATTTTTTCTTTTACCGTTATTGGTTACGCCTCCATACGCGCCGCCAACAATACCAAAGGGAAGCGCGCCAACTGCTCCGGCACCAGCGGCGGCAAATTCGTTCGGTCCCCATGTAAAGGGATTGGCGAAACCTAAGCCGCTGGGTGACCTTTGTCCTGTTGCTTCGTTTTGTATTGCCTGCTGTCCACCTTCCGTATACCACTCTGTAGGCATGCCAGTAGCAGTATTTAACGCAATATTTTTCCCCACTCTCTTCAAAACGGAATCCGTAGGATTTAAGAAAAGTTTGCCCAATTTGCCTGTCAGTCCGGTAAGTTCAATCGCACCTTCTCCCATTAGTAAGGGAATGTTTTTACCTACTACTTGATCGGCGATTCCCTTTATTTGCTCATCAGTATATCCCTGTTTTCGTAAATCATCTACAATATTACCGCCTTCGGAAACGGCTTCCGGGATTTTACTTAATGCACCAGCAGTACCCCATTTAACGGCTTCCTGTCCGGCTTCCGAGGCCACCTTTTGACCCAATTTATTTAGACCGACTTTCATTAAACCTTTACCTAAAAGACCAGCTCCAATAGCCGGAACTTCTTCCGGTATAATTGGAGCGGTGGCGACAGCAATCGGGAGCAAAGCCGCACTACTGCCAACGCCTTGCCCAACGTCTGCCGCAGCCCCCGCAGGATTCGTCCAATAGTCAGAGACAAAAGGAATTCGATCCAATCCACTATATTGTTTTGCATCTGAGGGGATATTCGAATTAGCTAGGTTCGTTCCCCAATCTCCAGCGGTTTTCACAACCCCTTTAACTGCAGTTATGTCATTTTCAGTAGGTGGGGCGGATTCAATTTGAGTTATCTTATTACTATTGGCGATATTATTGCCGTATACTAAACCCGCAGCGTTAAGGTCTTGAACTAATTTTGCAACTTCAGGTGCATGGACTTCCGCATATCGCCCTAGACCTCCATAGACACTACCAAAACCTGCTTTGGCATTTCGCCGCGCAGCGTCTAAATAGCCGGAATAGGGCGGGGAATATGGTTCTAATGAATCAAGCACATCTTGCGTCGAAGATTTCGTATTACTATTTTCAGGTAAAGAATTAAGTATATCATCCTCATTAGCCACTAAGTCCACCTCCTAATAGACCCAACTATCAAATCTATTTCCGTAGCCTTTTTCTCGTAGTTTCTGTTTAATAACATCCGCGGAAATATTAGATGCTTTACACTGATCAATCCAATCTGCTACTTTTTGTTCAGACCCCGATGGTTGATACGAAGACTGGCTCGCTGTAGACGTTTGCGGAAGTTTTATGCCCATCGTATTCGCTAATGTAGAATTTAATAGATTAAAGTTTGTATTTGTATCCTCCATTTTCTTTTGTAATTGAGCAATATTATCTTTATCCGATTGGGTGAGCATTCCATTTCCGGCCTTAACAATCGAATTGATCTCGTTTTGATACCCTGCTATCTGGGCCTTATAGCTATTTGCCATTCCAGCTATATCTTCAAGTTGCTTTAATCCATATTGTTTAATCTGATAATCTTTTTCGTTATTAAATCTATCCCGCGCTAATTGATAATTCAAATTAAACTGTCTATCACTTTGATCCATTTTAGCATCAAACTGATCTTTATTCTGTTTTAAAGTGTCTTGACGATCTTGATGTGTCAATACCTCACCAGGTGTACTACTCTTTACAAAGAAAGGCCCAGGGGAGAATGTAGGCGTACTGCCAAAGGGGTCCGTGCCAACCGCATGAAAATTAACAGTACCGCCAGTATCAGTCTTTTCCACTTGATACTTGGGCGCAAAGTCTTGCGCTATTTTTATCCCATTGTTGCCCATTCCCATGCCAAGTGCCCTTCTTGCGGCTTCTCTAGTATCACCTTGAGGAGATAACAAAATTGACATATATTTATTTTGTATATCACTGGTTTGTTTTTCTATAAGTGGCTGCAGTTTGGCTATGGTATCGGCACCTAATCCCGCTTTTACTAGCTGTGCCATAGCATCCGTTGTATAAATGGTTGGATTAAAGTTTTTTATAGCCTCTCCATAGGCCGCCCCTTTAGCGAGGTTTGCTATAGCCGGGTCTTTCGCCACATCCTCTAAGGTAATATTATATTTATTATCCACTGCATTCTTTATCGCATCGGTTGCACTTTTCGGTAATAGTCCCTGATTGGTATTATAATTGCCGTCAATACCGATTACCGATTTACCATACGTCCCGAGTAGACTGGGGTTAAACATGGAATTTTTGGCCCATTCCGCATTAGAGTGAGCATCTTCCATGTTTTTTTGTAACTCGGAGGCTCTGGCCTGTAATCCTTGCACATCCGTATTTACGTCTGGATTAGCAAGTTTGGCATTAATACTATCCAGCTCATTTTTCGCGTTATCATAGGTAGCTTTGGCATTGTCAATTGCTTGTATAGCCGAAGTAGCCGCCGGAGCTTGCGTCGACAAATCGGCTTTAACGTTGTTATTATTTTGAATAAATTGGTTAACGTCATCATTGGCACCAAGGCCGGTTAAATCCACGCCTTTCTTACTCAATAACCCCCTGGTATAATCGGCCTTTTGATGAAGTCCGTCTAATTGATTTTGCAAATTTGTTTTCTGCTGATTTAGCGCATTTAATGCATTCTGATCCGAAGTTCCAGCTATTTGATTATTTATATCCGTTAATTTATTATTGGTGATTACCCAGTTATTTTGTAAATCGGCAAGACTGTTGACTCCATTCATTCCCACTAAACCTTTCATACCGGAAATCTGGTCAGCCGCCGCCGTGATTTGATCATTGGTTGGCGTAGGATTTAATGCCGGGTTTGCCTGATTGGATATTATCCCTAACCCTTTAGCCAACGCTTCATTCTGCGCTTTTGCATCAAGAAGTTGACCCATTTTATTGCCTATGGCTGTACCAAGATTACCCCAACGATCTTGCGAAGGTTCAAATTGCACCTGCCCCATACATTCACCCCCCTATCCCAAACCGAACATTTTCAGTAAGGCTGCACTTCCCGCATTCGAACCAGCTAAACTTCCTAGCAAACCTGTACTTGCACCTGTCTGCACGGTCTGATAGGGTGTAGCCGCCTGGAAGTTTCGTTCCGTGGTATACCCTTGTTGTAGTGGTGTCGTCATACTCTCACCAGCGGAGATTAATCCGGTACCTAGTCCAGCAGCATTATTATAATTTTGCTGATGGGCCGCTAAGAGCTGTTGGTTGCCTGTACTTTGAACATTAGAAGCCGTATCGCTAAACTGCGTAGAATCAATGGTGCCGTTACCTGCCGCCCTGGCCAGTGCCGACCCGAAATTTTTATTTGTATTGGTGTTAATAATTTGGCTGTCAGCAGCATCCGCGCTCTTTACCTGTGAGTTTGTCCCGTTGTTATATAAATCGGTAAGATACTGTGTGCCTTTATTAATAAGTCCCTGCCCCTGGTTATACTCTTTGGTGGCTCCACTGAAAAATGTATTTCCAGAGTTCGTTCCCCATGTAGATAAGGGCCGCAAGTTATCATACTGCGTAGTAGAGCCACTTGAACCAAAAAGGAAATTACTTACTCCACTCATGAGCTATACCTCCTTTTCCATAATGAAGCCGACAATGTGATACCCATATTTACGGATGAATCCAAACGGTTTTCTGTATGTACCGAACTTAATTTTCTTACAACCTAATTCCCGCGTTTTTTCCTGCAAGAAGTTATCCCAGTACCGCCCATCCCCGGTTACATCGCCAGCCATAATCGTATCGCCATCCTGTTTCCAAATACAAAACCCTTTTTCTTCATCAAACTCAAAGTTTGAATCAGGAAAAGGGTTAAATTTATGGCCTAATTTCGCTTCATAAAACTGTAGCCATTTCTTTTTCGTCATGAAGTTTTACCATCCGTAGTTGTCGTTGTGGTAGTCGTTTGTTGAGGTGTTTTATCAATTAAATCACCATTCATAAAAGAAAGGTTTGCTGTATTCACTTCTTTGGCGTAATCCTTTATGGTTGGATTACTTCTCTCCTCCAAAACTGTTTCCAAAGGTTTATGAGTAAAGGCTCCGATACATTTTCCGCGCGAGTTAAAGGCATACCACATGAAACCACTTCCTTTTACATTTAATTACAGGACATTTAGAATAGTTATCGAAGATATTTAAAAGGCTAAAAAATTCAGCTATATGATCCGTTGGTTCAAATAGCAGCAAACTATAGTCAAAGGATAAGAAAGAAATGCATTTTACAGGGAGAATAATTGGTATAACGCTTATAGCGCTACTTGCTTTGGGAATTAGGATATATGCTTACATCTATTTTGACTTTCCACTTAGTGCGCCACCCATCGTAGGAGTTATTTGTTGTTTTATTGCTTGGTGGATGGGCAATCAGTATGATAAAGCTAAATTTTATTCAGAAAAAGACAGTTTGACGGGACTTTATAATCGGCGATTTATTGATAAGCTTTTTCCGACCCTTTTAGCTCAAATGGACAGAAGAAAAGCGAAATTAAGCATAAGCATATTAGATTGTGATAACTTTAAAGTCATTAATGATATGTATGGACATAAAAAAGGGGATTTGGTACTCCAAGAATTCTCAAGTTTACTTTTGTCTAAAACTCGAAAAAGTGATATAGTTGTTCGATGGGGCGGAGATGAATTTTTAATTGTTGCCCCTTTTGCCGATGAGAAACACACGGAAGTAATTATTGGTCGATATACACATGCGTTACAAGAACTATCCTCAAAATTACAGTTAGAAATTTCCTGTTCAAGTGGATATGCGATATATCCTACAGATGCGAAAGATATGGAAAGCCTAATACAAATTGCAGATAGGAAGATGTATAACCATAAGATAGGATCAAGGGGAAAACTAACTTAAACGAACGAGGGTTCCGCAACTTAGCGGTATCCTCGTTTTTTTCCAATAGTCAACTAATCTCTATACTTCTATCCCGGCAACAGTTCGCCCGCTGCCACCCACTACCTTTAAGCTGCATCTTAAAGGTATGCGTGCCAGCAGCTAAACTCAAGGATTGACTGATAGATCTGCTATAAATCTTACCCGCTGCTAACCGTGCCGCCCATATATCTTCCGTTACAGTATAACCACCACTACTCCCGGAATTCCAACCTGTAGTCTGGTAAAAATAGCAGGCTTGCGTTTCGTCATCCACCAGCACCCGCCCTTCTACATGTGAATCACCATCATCATTATAGAATTTTATCGCATACTCAATCGTGATGGTTCGGTTTTCCGGTAAGACTACGCTTAAGCTACTCGACACATCCGTCCAACTTCCCCAAAAGCCATCGGTATATAGATTGGTTTTGGATAAATTGAGATAACCATCATTGCTATTCGCTACGGCGTAGGTAGTGCTGCTTTTAATGATTCTTAAATTCGAGGCATTATCGCTATCCACATCACAAAGTCTGGCATATAGGACTTCATTATCATTATCTTTATCCCTGACACAAATATAGGTACTTCCCACATAAAACACATCGCTATATAACGGTATGGTATATGTGGTATCGTCTTTTAAGTAATATATCTTCTTGCTCGTAGACGTTGCCGTCACTTTTCGTTTGGTATCCACATAGATACTTACGGCATTCTTGTTTTGCCGGAGCGTATCCACATTAATAGAGACGGATTTTTTTATTTGCCTGAGTGTATCCGATTTTATCGAGACTGACGTTGACATACCATCACCTGCCTTACGAAGTCGCTACTATGGTCGTTGCCACATTAAAATTAACGGTCTTATCATGCAACGTCAATTCGCTGGAAGCGGATTTGTATTTTGCATAAAACAGGGTATTGGTTACTGTAATCGTACTGGTAATGGTTAATGCCGCTCCATAATCCTTCCAGGTAGACCCGTCAGCCGATAAGGCCCAATAACTTGAGGTAGTGCCGTCCGGAGTAATAACGGTACTACCTGTTGTTTCATAGCCGGTTTCCGTTCGTATCGCCAAAGTAATCGTCCCGGACTCATTACCAGCCGTTACGCTGCTAGAATAGGTGATCGGGCTGGATTCATTCGCCACGCTTTTCACCGTGGCTGAGGAACTATGCGCAACCGTTAGCGCATCCGAAAGGGTAATGATATTGGTATCATAGTCCAAGCTGGATATGGTCGCTATTTCCGAATCAATTTTAATTTTTAACCCTGTATAAAAATTTGTAGCGTCATCTACCGTGATTGTCGTTTCGCTAATCGCGGCAGCTGACGCTAATGTTGTTGAAATCTCTTCACTTACTTCTGTGCCGTCCGTACCGCCGGACGTTGGGCTATCGGTATACACATGAATATACAATGTATGCCCCTCCTTTCTACGCTATCCAGATATTGCCCCCGCAATTGGAGGTGGGAATATTGTAAGCCGTCCCGGTTGTATCCACCGTCAGATTGCCTTCCGAATCTAATACCGGCAAATTATTGGCCGTATTAGTGGCGTGATACCCGTCCACCTTATCCGCATCGAAGTTTTCCAATAGCGTAGGAACTTGCGTATCCAAAAGATTATTTAAGCAGGCATAAATATGTTCAATTTCTTTTTTCAATTTTTCGGCTTGGGTATACTCATTATCTCCGTCTTCACTATCATGTTCCAATGGATATAAAGGTGAATAACTCATATGATCTCCCCCTTTACAGTTCCGCTATTACTAACGAAATATTTCTGATTTTCACTAGGCCTTTAGTAACCTTAATTGTTATATCGAAATCAGTTACATTAAAATTCGGTTTACGGTCAATTACCACTAATCCATTCACCCATATTGGCGAGTTGCTATTATAGACTGCATCTGTATTGTTATATATAGAGGGTGAGTTAGAGGTTAATGTTATCGTTTCCTCATACTTGCCAATCTTGATGTAACAAATCGTATCCTTGATGCAGTAAAACTCCATATGAATGCGGCTGATGTTAAATTCATTATCATTTCGAAACCGTTTGGATTTATAGACCGAGGTAACATAGTCCTCATCTTCTTTATCACTTAAGGGATTTAAGAGATAAATGGATGAGCCCATAGCAACATACACGGCGTTTTGAAACGTGGCTATGTCGTTGATTGGGCTATTAAACTTTCGGACGCTGTAGGCATTCCGCAAAAAGTTATATACATAAATGGTGCCGCTGTTATCTACTTTAAGCCAAAGTTGTTTTAAAGAAGGTAAATACCACATCCGAGCTGCTGCATTATTGCAGGCAATCTTATCGATCTTGGCCCCAATGTCACTGGCTTTTACCGAACCGTATTCAACAACGGTCCCTAAATCTTTAAGGCCGTACTGCCCATAAAAATAAGCATTATTTCCCGACTGTACCGCGCAAAAGCGGTTCTGACAGTGGGCATTATCGCTGACGCTATATACGGATTGATTGGGGTAATCGCCTTCGATACGAAATATCTTTCCATTATTTTTAAAGACAACAATATCCGCACTGAGCATGACAACCGCGGTAATAAATCCGTCATCCTTATAACCTATCTTCACCTTTGCCGCATCACTATCTGTATGGGTATACGTGGTGCTGTTCGTTGTCGGCGGATCTGTGCCGAGGTTATAGGTCGAGCCGTCATCCGTCCATGACGTGTCGGTGGTGGTTTTGAGGAGCGTGAGTTCCTCCTCCGTCCGGCCGTAGATTTTATATTTCACCGCATCGGTAATCGCTGACCAGCTTAGTTTTACACCACCGGTTTCCGTCAGGGTAATTTCCTGCACTTCCGAAGCGGCGGTTTCCGCATATACCGGATCACTACCGGCGGTAGCCGTATTTTTTACCGCTGATACTTTGTATTGATATATCCCCGAACCTTCTTCGTTATTGATCACAGTCCCCAGGGCTTCGGTGTCCCCATAATCATAGACTAACTGATCTTTAGACCCGCGTTTATTAGCGGTAAAGGTCAGCACATTACTGCTTCTCGCAACAGTCCAGCCGTCATAATCATTCCCGGTAGCAATCTTTTGGGCTACGGTAGAAGCTGAATCATCTTCATCTATAGAAACGGTATAGGCTGTATCTCCATCAAAGGTGAGAGTAACATCCCCTGCGGCAGACGCGGAATCGTAAATAGTTAGTACATCCACATGATAAGCTGTCTCTAAAGAGCCATCCGTAGTTGCCGCCAGAGTAATTTTTGTCGGGTTGGTTATACCTGAAGCACTGGCAAATATCCAGTCGGTTATATCCCCAATTCCGCAGTAATAGAAATAGTCGTTTTTGGCATTGTAGACGATCACCCGGCCATCTTTAACAAAGGCGGCGTCCGCCTCCGGGGCATCATCATCGTCAAGTGTCTGCAATCCGCTGTCTGTATCCTTTTTATCGTAATATTGAATGGCCCCGCCGGAACACACCACTATCTTTTTATCAAAACGGCAGTAGCTAGGAAGTTTACTTCCTGATAAGGTATAGGTCGCTAAGATACTGGATAGGTCGGTTATATATAAACTCCCGCTGCTCGAAAAAAACAAATCGCCGTCTCCTTTAGAAAACAGCGTTTCAATGTCTCCACCCGAGAAGGTATATACTTTTCGAAGGCCGCCGCTGGATACCAGCATCCCGGAGGAATTCAGTTCAAAGTTTTCTAACCGCTGGGATTCTGTTTGTCCTAATTGGTCCGGTGTTACCGCATAGTTAAGGCCGCCAGTAAAATCATTGATGGTAAGCACCGTTTCGTTATCATGTTTAGCTGACCGCTTCATTAGCTGCCACCACCTTGCAGTAAGCCCAGGTGTTTTTCAAACAAGGCAATGTCTTGGGTTGCATCAAACTCATTCCGGTTCAAAGCGTATATGGCCGTTAGTTCTATAAGTAAAGGGTCAATGCTGGCCTTGAATGGGTTGCTGTCTGTAGTTACGCTCACATGGTCTTTCGTAGCATAATACCTCATGGTTGCTGTGGATCCTGATAACGTTTTGATGGTATCGCCCTCCATGTAAAGCATTTGAGCGCCTACGAAACTATCAAAGTTATCCGGTTTGGTTATGCTTCCGTCTGCGACTTCCTTAGAAGCAATCATTTCAGCATCGTTGATACGGATTAAAAATGAGGACATATAGTCTATGGCCTCATTTAAACAATCAATGAGTTCTTCGTTAGGGTACTCCGTGGTTGTTGTATCCCGGATTTTCTTTCTTACGGCGGAAAGTAAGGTACTAACTTTTGTCGCCATTCACTACACCTGCCTTGCCTGCGTCATCATATCATTCAGTTGCTTTAGCATTACCGAATCCTGATCGATGGTTTTTCCCATTTTATTAATGGCGGCTATAGCCGCATACTGCACCAGGACATTTTTATATTGGTCGGGAAAATCGATGGTTCCCGTCCAGGCGGTAATCGGTGATTTGACCGCCCAATACTTAGCTGTTACGGAATCTAAATCCAGAAGTAACGAAAATCCGGTACCGATTCTTTTTATAGGATATTGGCCCACGAATTTCACAAAGCCCGTAGGCAATGTGGTATCTTCGTTAAAGGTTGCTTCCGTTATCATAATTGGGTCTTTAAAGGCAATAAGCTGGTTACTTAGCCAGCTTATTGCTTCGTTTACATATATGAGTAAAAGGTCATCGTCACCGATGGCTATTTTACCTTCGTCCCGTATACGGACACGAAGGTCAGGTAATAGGTCGAAACCAGTAATTTAGGTCACCTTCTCTCGTAATTTTTTATTTCAACTTGCGATTATTTATACAGAGTTTTAAAGTATATTTGAGGGATTTATGCATTAAAAACTATGTATAAGCTGAATAAATGGTATAATAAAATACATGAGGCAGGAAAGACCCGTTGTTCCTGGGTTTCATCGTTTACAGAATGGAACATTATCGAACGTTGCATGTAATGATTGTATTTTTATCGTTTAAATAGTTTATCTTTATAGTAAGCTTCTGCTTGATATATCACTGCTAAAGGATTGTGCCCTAAAACTCTGTCTTTTACTGCAAAGACAGTTACTGGAGCTTCTGAATATTTAATGAATAACGAATCATGTCCAACACATAAACCTAAAAGAATATTAAGGTCTGTTTTCGCTTCATTCAAAAACATAGCTTGCCCGATAGGGTTACACATAGCTACTTTTTCAGGTTCTATCACATCAATATACTCTTTAGATATATGACCATTTTTACAGATGACAGAATTTACTTCAAACCCATTGTGAGAAAGTACTTTGCTTAGCATTTTACTTTCATTAACTAACCCAATACAAAACGCAAGACCTATATTTTTGTAGCCACACTCATTTGCAAAATCCATGATTTCTTCCAATCTTGTATTTTTGCAATATCCTTGACTTGTTATTAAGGATGAAGCATGAGCTATTTTATATATATCTTCCTGTTTATATAATTCCTTTATTACTCCCATTTTTTCATTGATGCATGGACAATTTTTAGGAGCCTTATTTAATTCACCATTGCTACAGACGTGTACAGAGCATAAAGCACAATTATACAAAATAGTTCCTCCTCGTCAAATGTTAGTTAAGTATTATAATACTGCAGTTATGTATTATTTTCCTTTTGATAATATATCTGTTCTTCACATAAGGCTTTAATATAGGACATTAACCCCCTGGAATGCTTAGTCCAGGGGGTGTTTACTTAACGGTTTATTCTCGGACGCTAAAATCATTCCCTCTTTTCTTCCTCATATATCTACTTGATTTCGCTCCGTAGCAACCATCCATCAAAATATTTTCATTACTAAAGGTACTGGCCAGAGATAACACCTTTTGCTGCCACAATTGTTTCGCCTGTTCCTTGGTGGCGTAATCTCCGGGAGATAATAAGATTATGGCATATTCAATAATTAGGCTATTAAATTCTTCAGGGAAACCCATTTCCTCAAATTCCACTTCACCATCCGCATCTATAACCGTTTCCCCTTCTTCCAGCGGAAGATCATCTGTTTTCTGTTCCATAAAGGACAGGTGACTATAAAACTGGGTTGCTAAATTTCGCATTTCGGTAAGCGTTTCGTCCAAGGCATCTTGAACCTCATATTTGCTACAGGTGCTTTCATCCATGTCTTTGAGCTTAAGTCGTAGACGATAGATGATTTTATTTACGGCAGACATCTATTCCACCACACTTTATAATAAATATCCCCCGGCCTAGCCGAGGCCACTGAAAAACTTTACTTTTAACGGAGCAAAGAACAAAGAGTACGAAACAGCAGACGGCCCTTATTCCCAATTTGGGGATAAGGGTCGTTATTACTTATCACTTACTGTATCAATTTTAATATTCTCTTTATATTTACAGCAAAGATCGCCATTGCCCCCTGTAACTGCATACCAACAAGACCCGAAGACGATGCTACGTCATACCCGTGCCTGTGTTTGAGTTCACTGTTCTTTGCTTCAATCTTATAGCGCTCCTTTGCCCTTTCCCTAAAGTACTCGCTTTCCTGGAAAGACATTTGTTCGGTGTGCTCACCCGAAAGGTATAGCCTCCTCATATTTTGAGGAACTATACCTTTTTTAGTAGCAACGAGAGACTTTTTCAGCGGCCTCGCTCTAATCTGGTCATCATTTTTCCAAGCATGGAATCCTACGCCCGACTTGTGACCAGTCACCTCATTGAGTACAGCGAAGACTAGTCCAGTGGACGTTCCTATATTAATCCCAAAATCATTACTGAGATTCAACTGCAATTAGCAAAGACTGCTTAACCTTTTCGGAGGAGCGAAGGTTTTTGCGAACTTTTCTTGACACTATCCAGAAAAGAATATTTATACTATATAATGCATACATATGCATTATATAGTATAATTAAAATATTTAATATAAGAAATTGAAGGCCTAAGAAGCTTGGCATTTGTTGGATTTCCTCATTTTTACCTACGAAGTGTTTTAAAACTAATATATTTATTCTATCGGAATCACGATAATAGAAAAGTGTCTTAAAAAATTATTTAGTGTGTTACTTAACACACTTTTTTTTATTCATAAGTGCAAAAATTAACAAATTGTATGAGTTGTTACAACTATTGACATTATAGTCAAAATTGATTAAATTCTATTTATCGGTAAAAGAATTTTAAAGGAGATAGTAGATATGAAAAAGATATTTGTATCCATTTTCATGGGGTTATTTATTTTTGGAGGAACAGCAAGCTTAAATATATGCAATGCAGCATCATTCCCTCAAGACATTGTTTCATGGCATTATTTATCTGACGGTGACATGAAACAACGTATTGCAAGCACAATAACTGTTTCTAAAGATGTAGTTTCCTATTTTATAGAAAAAGGGTACGCACCGATGGATATAGCAATGGCTGGATTATTAGCTGGTCAAAATTATAATGTCAATGTGCATATTAGCAATATAAGCGAAATATTGTCAAAGAAGGCTAGTAGTAACACTTGGCAGGATATTGCTACTGCTATAGGAGTTGATCAAGAAACCTATAATCAATACATGGAGAGAGCAAAAAAACTAGTTTAAATCCTGCAGAACTATGCATTTCGGTAGTTAACCCCATTTTTCACTGAATTCTATATAAGCCGGGGCTTTTCACCCCGGCTTATTTCTTTTTACGATACAGTGACTACGCAAGTTGCTACGGTAAGCTCATACCCGAAAATGGCTGCGGACACCGTTAATGTCGCAGTATCCGCAGCCACCCATGCCGCAGCACTACCCGTAAGGGTTACGGTTAAGACACCATCCGTCATATCATGGGAGCCTGCCGCCGGTGAAATGCTGGCCGTGCCAGCAGTGGAGGTATCCGCAATAGCCAACGTTACCGGGCCATTATACCAAGAACATACTTCTCCACCAGACGTTTTCAATGTAACAGTTATGGCTTGCGTAAATCCTGTACTGCCGGCCGATTCGCTAACCGTTGAAGGACTGACATTTAGCACCATATCGCCGGACAAGGCTTTAATCAAACTAACCAGAGTATCCCGGCTACCGGAACCATTCGCTACTATATGTTCATACAGGGCTTGCTGCCCATCAGTCATACTCATGTAAGACCATCCTTTCAAACTAAAGTAAGGGTAAGAGCTACGCTCCCACCCTCTTATGCATCCGCAACAGACGCAGTATACACATGCAGTACGCCAAAGTCTTCGTCATTGTACACCGATTTAGCAATACCGAAGATTTGCCCAAATTCGAATCCAACTTTATTCCCATAGTCAAATTCTTCTTCATTCCATTCCGGGTCACTGCCAACAGCAAAGCAAGCGGCCTGTGCTCC